TGGGTGGGGGTAGGAGTGGAGGGTGGAAGGGTGGGGGGGGGGGGGGGGGGGGGGGGAGAGCGAGGGGGGGCAGACACGCGCGCCGCCTCTAGATAAACCACATGGATCTATCTATCCGCGTTCTTGGCGTCGGCATCAGTAAATCCCTCGCCGACCGCGCGCGCGCGCCGGTCTTGCGCATCGGGTCGGATGTGTTCACACGCGGCGACCTAGCCGACGTCGCATGCTTCAATTTCATCGCCGCGGCGAATTTGTCCGCGGCATTGCTCGACGTCGGCGCCGCGAATACGCGCGACGTCTTCGACCGCGTGTCGCCGGCGTCGTTGGCGTTGCCGCGCATCGGCGCGATCGCGATCGCCGTGCTTGGCGCCGCGTTCGAGCGCAAGCGGATCGGTGGCGACCATCCGTTAGAGGCGTGGATTACCAAGCACCGCGACCCCAAGACGCGACGCGACGTCGTGTCGTTCGCCACCGTCAAACACCGGCGCGCCGACACGGAAGACGCCGATCGGAAGACTCGCAACACGCGCGCCGCAACACGGCGCATCGGACGCGCGGCCGGCGGTTTACTGCGCGCCACCAACAACAGAGGGTAAGCAGCAATGGCTAGTCATGCACGGTTTGCAAAAGGTTCGAACGGTAACGGCGCCAGCAACGGCGCCGGCGGGTCGATGACGCAACGCAAGATCGAAGCGTTGTTGGCGCATCACGACGCGGCCGCGACCGCGTTGCGGACCACGTTGGCGCTACTGCGCGGCGAGTCGATCGACAAGCGCGAACACCGCGCGCCGGACGTGTTGGCCGCGGCCGTGCAAATCGATGCCGCGCGTCGCAAATACAAAACACCGGACTATCAAGGGACCGCCGCCGTCAAAGCGCGCCGGCAACGGACGGCGGATTTATTGTCGACGTTCGACCTACACAAGCCGAAGTCGTCCGCCGGCATGCACCGGCAATTCGGCGTCCTCATTCAACACGGCTATGTGAAAAAAGTCCGTGACGGGTACGTGCGTACCGCGAAACCGTTTATCCCGTAGTCGTTTCGTTTAACTCAACGGATGGCGGCCAGCCGCGGCCGCCGTCGTTTGTCGTTGCGTCGGCCGTTTGTTTACGATGCCGCCACCGGCTCAACCGATTATTCCGATCGATGCTTTCCCCTACGGTACACATCCCGGCGTCGTGTTGCGCCGGTGGTTGTCGCGGCGCAAGATCAGCCAAACACACGCGGCGATCATGCTCGACATCTCCCGCCACACCATCAACGTGATTTTGGCGTGCAACCGCGGGATTTCGCCCAACGCGGCGATCGCGCTCGGTCGGTTGTTCGCCACCGGCGCCGACTATTGGATCACGTTGCAGAAAAACTACGAGCTACACCGCGCCGCGCGCCGGCGCCAAGGCAAAGGCTTGGACTCGTAAGAGGTACCACGATGACGGTCGACGTCTTACGGATCAACGGCACCATCGAACACCACACCATCGACGACGATGCGTTCGTGGCGATCGCGCGACTCATCGGCGCCGCCTTGCTCGACATCGTCAACTTACGCGACGGCCGCGTGATGTTTGTTGGCGCCTACGCCATCAACATCGATGCGCCGGACGCGCCGGACAAGCCGATCAACCCCGCGGCGACGGCGTTGTATCACGGCATCTGCAAGCCGGGGACAACGCATGCCATCCACGGCGACGTCGCGATCGCCGTCGATGCCGAATTCGACGACGGACAATGACCCATGAGTGCCGATCATTCGCTCGAATTCATGCGCCAAATTAAACGCCACATGCGCGACTACATCGAAGACCACGACATCGTCGACGGCGATCGAACCGTATTCTTTTTCGGCGTCCTCGCCGCGTTGTTGCTCGACGGCTTCGCCAACATGCCGACGACACAACCGGACGTCGACCGCGTCGAGTTGTTCGACGGCTTCGTGGCGGCCGTACGTGAAACGCTCGTCGATCGACTCGGGGCCGGCGCCGATGGTGTGTAAACGGATATTACGGCAACGGCGCCAAAACGTCGCGACGTTGCAAGACTGCGCGGGGCCGGGGTACGTCGTGACCTACGACCCCGATTGCCACAGCTACGCCGTCGCGCGGTATGGGACCATGCGCGCCTTTGGCCGCTTTCATGTCGTCATGGCGTGGCTGAGCGGCTACGCGGCCGCGTGCGCGGACTTCGACGACGGGGACGAATGGGACACGATCGGCCGGTTTTCCTAGCAAAACCATGTGGTATTGCAAACCATGTGGTTTTGTGGGATACTTCCGTAGTCGATGGCATGCCGCTATCGCATGGGAGTTGATGACATGGCAAATAACTCACGCTTTCAACGGGGAACCGGCGTCTATCCGTGCAACGTGTGTGGCCGCCGGACGCGCCACACCGGCACGCAATCGGCGGGTAACAAAATCTGTCCGCAATGCTTCGACCTAGCCGGCATCGAAAACGAAATCAGCGACGGCTACCGGACGGCCGCCGAAGCCGCCGACGAAATCCGCGCGCTCGTCGCGGACATCGCGGCCAAGGGTGGCGACGTCAGCGAATGGTCCGCGCTTGTCGGCCTACTGCCGGCGACGGTGGCGCGCTAATGGCGACACACACACAACGCCACCGACTTGCCGGGGACATCGCCACGGCCGCCACCTTGGCGGCCGATGGCGGCCGCGCGCGCTTCGCCAAGCCGACCGACTCCAACATGCTGATCGACGTCGCCAAGCGGTTGCAGCGACTACAGACGCGCGGCGCGCGCTTGCGGAAAGAGTCGAAGCGTAACGACGCCGACATCCGCGCCGCGAAGCGCGAACTAAAAGCGTTGTCGCAACGCGTCGCCGGCCGTGGTGGTGAGCTATGACGCGCGGCTACTCGCGAGACTTCCCGGTGCTCCGCGGCGACGGCAAGCGGTTTACCGTCACCGACATCCCCGCCGGCTTTTGGTCGGCCGTGCGTGCCAAAGCGCGTCGCGACGGCGTGTCGATGCGCGCGTTGATTTTGACGCTACTCAAGACGTGGCTAGAAAGCGAGACAAGCCGATGACGCCGACCATCGCCCCGAATGACCCCCGGTTGAAATTGCGCGGCATCCGCCGGCACGGCGCCGGATGGCGCGCCGAACGCGAAGTCAACGGCAAGCCGCGCCGTTCGCCAACGCTCGACATCGAGTCGACCGCGGCGCAACTCGTCGCCGCGTGGGAAGCCTTGGCCGCCGACGTCGACACGTGCGCGGCCGGTTCGTTGGCCGAAGCCGTCGCCAACTACTTGCCGACCGTCAAGACGCAACCGACCGCGGCTCAAAAAGCCGCGCATCTTGAATTGTTGTTGCAGTTCGTCGGACGCGACCGCAAGCCGACGTCGGTCAAGCCGGACGACATCGACAAGATGATCCAACATTGGCACGCGACGCCGACCGTCATTGCCGCCGGCAAGCGCGGCCGACCGACCGCGAAACTCGCGCCCGAAACCATCCGGAAACGGTTGGCCCATATCCAAATGTTTTTCAGCGTCACACTACCCAAAGGCGCGATCAACCCCGTACGCGCGTGCTCACAAATCCCGGCGGCTACCGCGCGGCCGGAAGTCCGCGGCGTCGCGATCGTGGACGTTGCGCGCATCCTTGACGCCATGCCGGACTATCGCTGCACCAATCCGCCGCGGTTGTCGTTGGCGAAAATCCGCGCGGCCGTGTGGGGGTACACCGGACTTGACCCCATCCAACAGATGCGACTGAAGCCGACCGACATGGACTTGACGGGGCCGGCGCCTTGGGTCCGAAGTACGCGCCTCAAGGGCAAGCGTGGCGGCCGCGTCGCCTTTACGGCGCGCCTCACCGAAGCCGGCCGCGACGCGTTGGTGGCGTTCGTCCACGCGAATGCATGGAATAAATTCGCCGTCAACGGCTTGAACTACGCCATCAAAGCCGCGGCCGACCGCGCGGACGTCGCGGCATGGGGGACGTTCCGCGGGAAAGATTTACGCCATTCCTTCGGAGCTGAGATGTACCGCCGCAACCGTGACCAAGCCACGGTCGCGCGCTTTATGGGACACGCGCCGGGGTCCAAGATGACGGCGCGCTACACGGCCGCGGCCCACGACGAAATCGACATCGCGGCCGCGGCGAAGTTCACCGCGCCGAAGTTCAAGACGCCAGCCACGCCGGCGACGCCGGCGACCGTCGTCAAGATGGCGGACCGCCGCAAATGACCACCATGCCGCGGTCGTGGTCGTTTCTTGGCGCCGTCGCGTGCAACGTCGTCGCGATCGCCGTCAACGTCGTGGCGGTTTCCACCGACATCGCGGCCGGCAATTGGCCGGCCGCCGGCATCCAAGCGATCGCACTCTGCATTTGCGGCGCGATGGTGTTCATACTCCTCACCGTCGACCAGCGGCGCGCCGCGTGGCTGGAACGGTTCGACGTCGAACGGCAGATCCGCCAAAAGGTGCTCGAACGCCTCGAACGTGGCGACGGGACCATCACGCTTGACGACGGCCCCGACGACGTCCGGCACTAGCGAACCCCCGCCAACCCAACCCGCCACCACGAACGGCCGGACATCGCGTCCGGCCGTTTGCCGTTTCGGGCGCCGTTTTGTTTCGCTTTTATAGCGAAAGTCCGCCAGCAAGGTCCGCCAACTTTTCGCAAGTCATAGCGAACACACGACTTACCTAGTAAGTTATTGGCCGAACCAAGGCGACGCGTAGCCAACCCAAAACATGCGATTTACACCCGTAATCATTGACGTTTTTGCGGTTTTGGCCGTCCCGATGCGCCGGCGGCATGCGCCAAACAGCGTCAAAAATTGCCAGCAAAAACGCATGGGTCCGCCAAGGGTCCGCCAAAGGGTCCGCCAATTTTCCTAATGCTTCAGTTCGAAACGGGGCCGGGGTCCGCCAATTACCGGCCGGGGACCGTAGGTCGACCGACCCAAGACGGCCGCTAGACGCGCCGCGGCCGGGGTCGACCATCCGGCCGCCGGGGTCGGCGTTCGTTGATTGTGGGGCAGTGTGGCGCGCCGGCCGGATGGTTTACGCGGCGCCGTTGTTGGCCGGGGTCGGTTGGTCCGTAGCGCGTTGGTTCCGCTTGTCGGCCGGCCGCGACGCGGGAATCAAATGGCCGCCGATCGCCGCGGCCGCCACCACGGCGATGTCGCCCAAAAATGACCCGATGAACACCGGCGACAATGCGTGACCCCATGCGGCGAGTTGACTCACGTCGGCGGCTATCAACCCTAGCAGCATGACCACCGCGGCGCCGACGAACGTCCAACCGGTTGTCGCCGGCGATCGCGGCGCCGTCGTCGGCCGCGTGATGTCGCCGGCGATCGGGGTCACAGCGGAAAGATGATGGACGCCAGCCAACACGCCAAGCCGGCGGCTACCATGTTGACGCGCTCGTCGCGCGGGACGTGAAACGTCGCCAACAGTTCACACACGAACGCCAGCACGACTAACACCAATTTAACGGACGCCATTGTGTCGGCCTCGCTTTCAAACGGACGGACCCCGGCGACGTCGTGTCGGCCGGGGTCCGATGTGGCGCGCGTCGCGACTACTTCGGCTGTGCCGGATTGGTCGGTAGCGAGTTGTCCGGTACGAGAATCAAGCCGACACACGCCAGCCACTTGACAATAAAGCGGCCCCCCGGCGCGATCGGATTGGCCGCGATCGGTGGTGGCGTGGCGATCGGTGGCGTCACGGTTCCCGGTGGCGTCGGCAACGGTTGTCCGGCGATCGGTGGTGGCGTCGGCGCGATCGGTTGCGTCGGATCGTACGGGAACACCGGCAACTGCACGGCGCCGCCGGACCCCGGTAGTTCATGGCTTGGATACCCCGGCGCCGATGGTAAGCCGTGCGACGGATACACCGGCCCCCCCGGCAAGGCGTTGGATGGGAACAACGGATCGCCGTCGTTCCACGAAAGCAGTACAAGTTTCGAACCCATGTGCAAACCTCTTTCTACGTTTCGAGTTGATGCCGACGATCGATCTTACGCGTCCGCCGGACCGCCCCCGAAGCGTTCTTGAAATTCTTCCGCCGAAATGATTTCGCGTACGACGCCGGTGTAACGGTTGGTGATAACCCATTCGCCAAACGTGATCACGATGGCGCCGGTTGGCAGATGCACGCGCGGCGCGATGGTGAAATCCGGCGGACCACCGGGACCGAGTTCCACACCGATCGGCAATGGGTGACCGTCTAGGTATTGCTCGGCGTACACTTTTAGCGGCCGTTCCGTGTGTGGTGTTTGTTCCCCCGCCGGCGGATACGGTTGTCCCATGTCGCGCCCCCTTTTAGGCCGATCGGTACATGCCAGCGACTTGCAATACATCGCCGGCCGCCCACGTAAACGGATAGTTGGCGCCGACCGATTCGACCGACGACATCAGTACGAATTGACCGCCGCCAACGGGGACGGCCCCCGCCAGCGCCCAACTCGCGCCGGTCGCGACGTGGTACCCGCGCCCCGTAAGAATGAACATACAACCGGACCCATTCTTGAGCGGGTCCGTTGGCGTCGTGAGGGTCCAATTGTTCGCGGCGCCAAACGTGGTCGTACTGCCCATCGTGAGATAAATTTCAAAATACGTGATGCCGTTGACTTGCACGTACGACGCGGTAATGGTGCCGTTGCCGAGTGTCGGCGCGGTTCCAAGCGCGCCCCACGCCGGCACATAGGACGCCCATCCGGCCGCCGTGCTCGGCACAAGCGTATCGATTTGGTTGTACAGCTCTTGCTTCCATGCGTTGTCGAGCACGGTGCCGGTCGTGCCGGTGCCGTCATCGTCAACGATCGGCGTGCGGGTAATGGGCATCGGCTACGCTTTCGTTTCCATGCGCCGCAACCAATCCTCGAACGAGAATTGATTGCTCGACGCCGTCACGGCAAATGTGGGGTACTGATTCGCGAACGGTCGAAACTTATTGATCACAACCGATTGGATCTTAAATGTGCCGGTGACGTTGGTCGGCGCCGGCAAATTGACGGTGATACTTTTGCCGGACGCCGTGCGCAAGTCGCGACACGTGTACGTCACCGTGACGTCTTCGAGCGGACGGAGCGCCAACGTGGCGTCGCCGCGCGCGCGCGCTTCAGTGACGGACAACCGGCGGTCTTGCACCCACGTATCGCGGATGCCGGGACCAACATGCACCATCGCCGCGACGTCCGATTGCCGCGCCGTGTTGTCGCGTTGAACGACGACGTTGACGTCATCGCCGGCGTTGATGGCTTCGCGAATGGACCACACACCGGCCGCCGGGACGCCGGTCAGCATCGGCGCCGCGGTGATGGTCGAGTTGTAGGCCACGGCCGCGACGATCGCGCCGATGCCGGCCGCCGGCACGCCGGTCAACGCGTTGCCGGTCTTGGCTTGATAGCGGATCGTTTGTTCGCCGTTGCCGATAACGGCCCACCCGCCGGTGGCTTCGAACGGTCCGGCGTTCGCGATGACGATCGACACGCTACCGGCCGGGACTTGGCCGGGGACTTGCTGCAAGCCGGATGTATCCGACGTCGGCGCGTTCGCGGTAAGCGCGCTATCGGGGGACGTGTCGGTGTACGCCGTGGTGGTGTTGTCGCCAAAATAGCCGACAAGTCTTAACTGACTGCCGTTCGCGGCCGTGCGATAGATTTGGCGCGCGATGGTCGGCGCCGGCCCCGGCGCGATGTTCGACACTTGCACATTGCGTAAGCCGTCGCCGGACGTGTTGACGTACGGGGCTTGCGGTCCTAGTGCCGCGTCCGCCTTTGTGTCGACGTATGTGGCCGCGCCTTGGCCGCCGTTGACTTGCGCCACCAGCAAGTACGGCAACGTGGTATTCGCCGGCGTCCGATAAATCTTGACGCCGGAGATTATCGGGTCCGGTCCGGCCGGCGTCTTGATCGTGACTTGCCGCAATTGCACAAACGCGTTGTTTGTCGTCGGCGGTTGGCCGCCTAAATTACCCTCGGCCACAAAATCGTCGTAAATAATGCCGCCGTAATTGCCACCGGTCGGCACGGTGTCGACGTAGTACCACGGTCCGGTCTGAATCGAATTATTTGGCGACCCATGCGATCGGTACAACTTCAGTGCCGTGATTCCCGGCTGAGGCAGATTGTCGACCGTGACGCGAAAATGTCCGTAGCCATTGCCGACCCAAATTTGGTACGTGTTGTTCGCGTTCGTCAGTAGCGACTCGCCGCCGTTGGCGTCGACCAGCGTCAACCGGTACGAGTACCAATACCCCTCTTGCAAGGGTCCGCCGGTTCGTTGGTTGAGACTGAGCGCCGGCACGCCGGTATTTAGCGGGGCTTGCGTCGTGATTTGCACCAACGGACTACCGGTCGTTTCGCCGCCGGGAGTCAAATACGTGTACGCGTAGTTATGCGACCCGACATCGATGCCGCCGGGGTACGACGCCAGCGTGGCGGTTGGTGGCGCGGTCGGTGGCGCCAGCGGCGCGCCGACGTCGATCGTTGCCAACGGCGACGGCAAGGTTTCGCCGGCCGGCGTCACGTCGGTGTACGCGTATTTGTACGTGCCGGCGCCCAAGCCGGTCCCGGCCGCGCGCGCCAGCGTCGGCGCCCCCGGCGGCCCTACACCGGGACCGACCAGCGACCCCGCTTGGCCGGGGACGACGCCGGCAAACGTGACGAGCTGCGCGCCGCCGTCCGACCCATGCGGCGACAGCTTCGCGAACACATCGGCCGCCACCACGAACATGTCGATCGCGTCAACGGGGATCTTCGTGTCCCCGACTGCGACGGCGCCAAGAATGGTCGTGCCGCGCCCCTCGACGTAGCACCGCGTCAACACTTGAGTCCGGTCGGCCGACCGTTGAAAGTCGGCCAACGATTTATGGTTCGGGGTCAGCGTTTCCGGCGCGCCGTTGGTCGTTTCATCAATGAAAAAATGCACGGCTTTTTGGTAGTCCACATACCAATACGCGCCGATGCGTCGCGCTAACCGCGTCATCGCTTGATCGAGTTGTTCGTTGGTGAAGGTGATTTGGTCGATCGTCGGCAAGCCTTTGACGATGCCGGCGCCGGTGAAGCCGTTCGCCGCCGCGTAGGTCGCGACCAAGTCGGCCGCGATGGTCGACGCCGATTGGTTCCGGTACGCTTTCGTCAATTGCACGAAGCCAAATAGCCACGTGTAATCGACGCAATGGACGTCCGCTTGGACGTTCGCCGGCTTGCCGGCCGCGTAGCGTTGCGCGACCGTCAACGCGAAGCCGGCAAACATCGGCGCGCCGGCGTTTTTGCTCCCAAGGAGCACGCGGACTTCTGCGCCGGCGTTCGGGACCATGCCGTTGACGCGAAATTGGCACGTGTTCGGTGATTCGTTGAGTTCGTCCGTAATCGACAACGACTCAATGATGGTCCCCACGTGCGCGGACCCCGGCGTCCCGCCGAAGCCAACGTGTGTTCCGTCGATCGCGATAAACGCGTGGCTTCCCACGTAGCCGCCGCGCGTGGCGCCCCCGCGCGCGATTTTGCCCAACGCATACATCCGCGCTTTTTCGTTCGGTTGCAGTGTCGGCACGGCTTACACCGGTAACCGATTGCCGCCGCGCCGATACGCCTCGACCATCGCGCGCTCGACAAGCGCGGCCAGCTCGGTTTGTGTCGACAAAACAGAACCTTGGACGACGATCGTCACGCCCCCGCGGCCGCCGACCGTAGGACTAATCGCGCCGGCCGCGTCCGGCGTAAACAACTCCGGTCCCCGTTCGCCAACCACGTACGACACGCCGGCCGCCACCGGACCGCCGGCCGCGCGAAAGCCGCCGCCGGATATTTTGTTGAGCTGCGACGATGACTTGCCGATGATTTGCGCGCCTTGCCCCATCGCAATCAACAACGCTTCGCCTAGTGTGTAGCCTTGCGACATGTACGCGACCACGTCCGCCGACGTGTTCCCGCCGGTGATAGCACTCGCGTCGATCGTCCCGCCCCCAAACGATGCATTCGCGCGCTTGGCCGCCGTTTGCGCCGCCGTGTCGGCCGCCGCGCTACTTTTCTGTACCGCCACCGTCGCCACATCGGCCGCTTTCGCGTCGGCTAGAAAGCTGTCTTCGAGTTGTTTGTTGGCGAGTGCCAGCGCCGCGGTTTTTTCGGCGCCGTCTTGCATGGTGCGGTTGATCGAATCGATTTTCTTTTGGTACTCCGTCATCGCATCTTGCGGCAACAAGATGGCGCCCTTGGCGTCGAGTCCGTACGCTTTGTTCAATTGCGTCTGTAGGCCGATCGCGCGCAACGTCGACTCGGCTATCAGTGTGGTCTGTTGTTCGCGGAGCTTCGCTTTGTCGTTTTCGATTTCGACGTGTCGCTTGTAGTTGGCTTCCTCGATTTTGAGTTTGTCTTTTTCGGAATTCAGTTCCGCCACGACGCCGGCCGTCACCGCGTCTTCGGCTTTTGCCATGTCGTCGAGTCGGCGGATTTGCTCGTCGAGTCCGTAATGGTTCGCGCGCGCTTTTTCGACGTCTTCGATGACTTTGATTTGCGTGCCGTACGATGTCATCAACTCGGCGTCGTATTCGCGTTGCTTCGCGGCCGCTTCGTCGAATTCTTTTTTCTGCGCGGCGATCAACTGTACGACGGCTTGCACTTGCGTCCCCGTCAGCTTGTACGCCGTCGCGACGTCTTCTTGATGGGCTTTGTTCTCTAGCGCGTGCTTTGCCATCGTGACGATCGCCGGATCGATGTCATCGAGAATGGCTTTGTAGCCTTTGCCGGCCGCGGTGACGGCTTGTACCGCGGCTTCCCATTTGTCGTGGCTATCGGCGGCCGCCTTGGCGGATGCCGCGTTCTCTTTCGCGGCCGCGTTGTTCTCTTTTGCCCATTTGGTATTCAGCGCCAGCGCCTCGGCCGCGGACGTCGCATGGACGCCGGTTCGCTGGAATGCCAAATCGATCGAATCTTGGACGGCGCCGGCGGTTTGCGCGGCCAAGCCGGTCCCCATCAGCTTGTCCGCGAAATTGACGATCGCTTGGTCGGCGCCGGTGATGTTCGCGACCCATCTGCCGACGTCCCATGCCGCCATCGCGGTCCCCAAGACCAACCCCGCGGACCCCACCAAGCCAAGATCCGAAGCGGTCTTGCCGGCCGCTTTTCCCAAGTCTTCGAGCGCGGAGATTTGCGGCCCGATGTGGACGCCAACCGAATTCAGCACGCCGTCAAACGATTGGTACGCCGACCGCAACGTGCCCACACTGCCGGCGTGTGTCGTCGTGGTTTTCTCTAGCCCCGTCAACGCGACGGCCGTATCGGTCGACGTCTTCGAAAAGACGAGTAGTTCTTTCTGCGCGCCTTGCGTGGCGGTCAGAAATTGCGAAAAGTCCGCTTCAAAGGTTCCGGTAATCGGCATCGGCTAGTCGTCCGCGGTCGTTTGTTCGGTGACGAGCGTATCCACCAGCAACGCGTACACGTCGGCGTCGAGTTCGGTTACCCATTCGTAACGCCAACCACATCGGCGCGCGATGGCAAGATCGCGTCGGACGCGGTCGTCCCATCCATTTTTTTTTGCGCGGTCCGCTCGGCCGCCATCGCGGCTTCGTGGTCCTCGATGGCGGTTAAGACTTCGCGAAAGCGTTCCGGCAACAGATTGTCGATGACGGTTTCTAGGTCCGCCGGCGACAAGCCGCGGACGGGGACCACGACGCCGTCGTCATCGGCCACGGTCCAATCGACGACGTACGCCGTCACCGTCGCCAAGCCGGCGCGCGTCCGAATCGGTTGCAAGTCGCCGTTGTCATCCGTGCGCGTCCACCGCTCGACGCGCGCGCGCGCTTCGCCGGCATTCAACCGCCGGCGGACGGTGACCGTCGCGCCATCCGACAAGCGGAGCACCGACGTTTCCGGCTTCACAAACCACGACGCCATCGTCACGCCTCTAACGGCCCCAAGGTGGCGGCCAATTTGTTCGCGACAAGTGACACGGCAACGATCGGCCAACAGTACCAGCCGCCGTTGCGCGGCGCCGCGAATTTGAGATCACGTTGCCGAAGCTGAAACGGGTCCGCGCGCGTCACATCCGCGCGGACCGTCCATTCGCCGTTCGCCGTCCGATGCACCGTCCACGATCGACACACGGCCGCGGTGTGGTACCCCCACACGATCGCGGCTTCGCCCCCGCGCATGGTGACATCGTTGAACATGCTACGGATGCACGCCGGCGACCCATGCCGTGCCGTTCCAATTCGCGCGACTGCCGTCCGCGAGTTGGATGTACTGACCCGTCGTCCAATTCGTCGCCGGACTTGCCGTCACGCCGGACAACGCGGCCAAGTTCGCCGGTGGCGTCGCGCCGGCCGGGGTAAACGTCCCCGTCCCGGTGCCGGGGCCGGCGCCGGTGGCGACAATCGCCCCCGGTACGGACCACGCGCCAGCCGCGCGAAAACTGCCGGTGACTTTCGGCGCCGACATGCTGCAATCGATGTCGGCATCCATGTACGCCAAGCCTTGCCAAAAAAATGCCGGCTCCGTCGTGTTGGGCATCAATTGGAGCGTTCCCGGCGTCGGGGACGTCGCCGCTTTGAATAGGGTCAGCTCGGCCGAATTCCAAAAACCGCCAAACGACCCCGAAATATCCATCAACCCCGGTACGTACACTTTGTTGGTATCGCCAAAACACGACACGTCTTCGTAGTCGGTCTTAAAGCTGCCTTTCCACGTGTTGATCGAAATGATCGGGACTAGCGCGGTCCCGCCAGCCGGATCGAATGACACTTTGCCGTAGCGTCCGCCCTTGATCATACGGTTGCCCTTTCGTTGGCGCCGTTGAGCGCCATTTGTACGCGATAGTGGCCGCCCCGGTGGTGCCAGCGAATCGCCGCGTTGACGTCGTCCACTTCCGTTAGCCTCATGCGCGCCTCACGATGCATCGTCATCCATCCATAGCCGGCGACCGTCAGCGGTTGATCGTCGAGTAGTTCATCGATGCGCGCGGCCGCGGCTTGGATGTCGCCGCCGGCCGTCGACAACATGACGGCTTTGACGACAAACAACGTGTCCTCATACGCGCGGCCGCCGAAGACGGGGACGTCGTGTTCGTCGAGCAACGCGACGATCGCAAACCGCGTACTTCCTTCGCCGGCTTCGTCAATCCACACGCCATCCGGCAACAACGCCGACAACGCGGCGTCGGCTTGCAACCACGCGACCAACGCGGCGTCGATCGCGCTACTGTCCGGCTTCGCCACTCACCGTTGCTCCGCGGCTTTCGAGCAATTTCCGCAACGCATCGATCAAGCCGAGTTGATACGTTTCCCGAATCGGAATAAACGTCGGCCGCGCCGGTGTCTGTCCGTGGACGCCGGTTTGCCGGCCGTACTCGTACGGCGCCGCGTGTGGCGCGACGTTGACGACTTTCACGCGCGCGCCGTAGTCGAGAATTTTTTCGCGGACGACGATGCCGTCTTGCAAATGCATGTGACGACTACCAACCACCGGACCGCGGGACGTGAACCGAATCAGCGTCCGCCCTTCCGGCGTCGTGGCTTCGCGACGGTCCGGCGTCCGCGGGTACGCGGCTTTCATGGCGACCGCGGCTTGGTTGGCCGCCTCGATCGCCAACAACCCGCCGGCCGCGCCAAGGTCGTCCGGCAACGCGGCCAGCGCCGCTAATTCTTCGTCCATGCCGTCCCAAGTCACGGACGCCATGTCACGCCACCACTTCGACACACACCAACGTCAAGTCAATGTCGCGCTCGTCGCGGTTCGACACGGACGCGACGTTGAGCACGCGCGACCCGTCGAGCACGATGCGCGACGTCGTCGTGATGTCCGGCCGCCACGGTCCGTTGACGACATGCGACGCGTTGGCGATCGTCGTGCCGGCTTTCACGCGTTCGAGTTCGCGCGCCGATGCCGGCGCCACTTCGACAAACCACGTCGCCGGCGTGTTGTCTTGCCAATCGTCGATGTAGCCGCCATCGCCATCCGGCACGCGGCCGGCGACATGCTGCACGGTGACGAGATGCGGCCGTCGACCACTCGACGCCATTACGCAACCACCGGATCGTGAAATTCGCGCAACAGTTCGCGCACCGGCGTCGCCAATTCTTCCCCGTCGACACGTGGCGGACCGTCCGCGTCGTCGCCGCGAAACCGGTATAGCTCGGCGGTTTGCAACAACACGGCGAGTACGACTTGGTCCGGCACGGTGTCCGCGTCGATCCACGTGTCCGCGATCGCTTTCGATCGTGGCGTCTTCGAGCACCAACCGACGATATGGGCTTCGGCTTGGTCGATGATGTCGGCTAAGTCTTGGTCTTCGGCCGTGCTCGTCAACCGAAGCCGGCGTTTTGCTTGGTCGACCGTTACAAATTTCGCCACGGCTATCGCCCCCGCGTGTCGTCGTAGACTTGCTGCCAATCGCGGCCGGCCGCGCCGGCGGGTCCGCGTTCGCCGGACTTGCCGTCCGTGCCGCGCTTGCCGTCGCGTAGGACGAGCGTCCAAAAGTCTTTGCCTTGCGGTCCGGCCGGCTTGCCGGTGGCGTCATGCGTGACGGCGTCCGGCGCGATCGTGGTGGTCCGCCGGCAATGCCAAATGGCGGACTTCGCGCGGACCAAGTTCCCCGGCGTGTACGTCTTGCCGCTTTCGAAATCGCCGGCATACACCAACACCGGAAACGACACGGCGCCGATGACGCGCTCGACGTCGCCGCGCTTGGCAAGGATGGTGATGGTCGTGTCGTCGGTTTGCTCGATCGCCAAGTCGTCGAAGCCAACCCCGTCCGCGCCGGCGGGTCCGGCCGGCCCCGGTACCGGCGCGCGCGTTTCGAGCACGGCGACGCGTTCGCGCATGCCGCCGACATCGGCCACGGCCGCGGCCACGGCATCGAGTCGGACGGTCGTGGCGGCCAAGCCGGACGCCACGGCGCCCACGGCCGCGCGGACGTAGTCGCGGACTACCGGCGCCATACCCTCGACCACCGCGGCGATGTCTTCGGGGGTCATGCGGCCTCTAGCGCGGACGCAAGGAGATGGCGGACCGCGGCCGCGACGTGGTCCGGCGGAAGGTCTTTCGTCGTCGTCGCCGGCACGGCCGCCGGCGCCGGCGTCGGTTTTGAGAATGGATCGTTGGCGTCGCGCTTCGCCAAGGCACGCAACGAATAATTTTGTTGTTGCATGTACGGCGTATCGCCACCCTCGACCGTCCCCAAGCCGAAGTACTTGGCGCGCGCTTCGTCCGGCGACAACGCGCCGGCGCCGATCGATTCGGCCGCGGCTTTCGTCTTCGTCGCCGTGTCCATCCAAATGAGGTCATCGATGTCGAATTCGGTGCCGTACTGCGCGCCGGCGGTCGACGTCGTCAACCCCAAGCCGTCGTCCAACGTCGCTTCGAAATTCGCGAGTAGCGATTGGATGCATTGCGCGTGGTACATCTGCAACAAGGCTTCGAGCTGCGCGCCGCGTGGCGTTTCCCCGATGTTGATCATGTACGGCGGGACGTGGAAACAACTACAGACGGTGTCCGCGGTCCACTTCAATTGCTCGATTAGCTGCGCGTCGGCCGCGTTCATGCTGATTTGTTGGTACTTCACGTCCGCGGTGATGGCGGCCACGCGGCCGGCATTGTCGGGGCCGTTGAACGTTTCCCAATCGCTTTTCATTTGCGCGAGTTGGTCCGGCGTCATGCCGGCCGGCGCCGTCAAGATGCCGCTTGGCCGACTGCCCTTGGAGAAAAACGCCGTCGATCCGTTTTGAATCGCCAAGCCTTGCAGCGCCGCCGTCGCGCATGCGTAGATCGGGGACATGCCGACAAGCGGATGGAACAAACACACCATCCGGTCGTGCAGAATTTCGGACGCCGGGACGATGGTGGACCCCGTCGCAGTCTCGGGCGCCAAATTGCCGGACAAATTGTCTTGCCGTAGTTCGTAGTAGATGCCGCCATCCGGCGCGACTAGCGGCGTCACGCGCAACGGGTCGAGTACGTACATCGCGACGACGACGCCACGCGCGTCGCGTTGTTTCAACACGTACGTGTTGCCCCACATCAATTTGCTAGTAATCCATTGCTCGACAAATTTGACCGTTGTTTGGTAGCGGTTCGGGCGCCGCAATACCGGCGAAAACGCCGGCGACGTCGTTTCGATCCATACCCCTTCGGCGTCGCGCTCGACCAACCGCAACGCCAATTTGCCGATGTCCGCGGCAATCAGCGTGATGCACGAAAACGCCGGCGCGTACGCCAACACCGTGTCGCGGCGCGATTCGACGTTGACTTGCCACGCGCCGCTATACGGTTCGCGGACCGTCAACGGGAACCAGCCGCCACGCGTGGCCCCGGCCGGCGAGTACGGCGCCGTCAATTGCTTTGCGGTGACTTCGAACCGCCGGCCGAATAGCTGTAGGTCAACCGTCATCGCCTAACCGGCCGCGGTAACCGTCAACGTCAACGCGTTGCTGTCGAGCGCGCCGGCGGTTCGGACCGACACGGCGATGTCGCCGGGGACCGCGATGGCGGCCGCGTCGACTGATGCCGTCAGCTCGGACGCCGACAAAAAGACGGTGGCAACCGGCGCGCCGTTCAACTGCACGGCGTCGGTTGCGGCAAAGCCGGTCCCCGCGACCGACAACGACAACGACGCGGCGCCGGCGACGACGGACGCCGGCGTAAGGCTTGACAACACCGGCGCCGGTGGCGGGACGTCGGGGACGTCGCCGGCCGACTCGATGCGGATAAAGCCAATCCCGCGCAACGTTTCGAGCATGGCGCGATCGGTGACGGTGTAGCGGTCCCCTTCGAGATGCTCGATGCCGTTTTCGGTGTGGTACGTCATCGACAACACGGACGCTTCGGCGGCCATAGTCGCTACCTCTTACGTGGTGGTGGTGCCGGCGCCGGCTTCGGTGGTGCCGGCTTCGGTGGTTCGGGGTCCGGTTCGGGGTCCGGTTCGGGGTCCGGCTCCGGGTCCGGCGTTGGGTCGGTGGCGACGGCGAAGCCGCTATGTTGCAGCGTCGTCGCGTACTCGTCGGTGACGGCGATGATGTCGCCGGCGCGCACGTACGCGCCATCGAAGTACCCATCCCGTACGGCCGTCAGTGTGGTTGCCATGTGGATACCTCACACGAAAGACGACGCGGCCGGCGATGGTCCCGGCCGCGTCGTGTCGTGGTCGCTTATGCGGCGTAGGTCGCTACGGTGTACTGCACGACGCCGGCGCGCGCTTTCTTCCAATTGATGAACCGCTCCGCCCGAAGACCAACCAAGTTCATTTGCCACAGCGACGTCAGTAGCGATGTCGCCACCGGCGGATTGTCCAAGACGGTGTCCATCTGCAACGACGCTTCGCGGGACACGTCGATCGTGACGCCCCCTTCGTCGGCGTACAGAATGGCATTCGGTTGGACGAGTGCCACGGTGGTCCCGGCCGCTTGCGACGCGATCGCGCGGTACCCCATGATCGTCCCGCCGTTCCCCGTCATCGCCGGGAACAACGGTTGCCCCAACGCGTTTAGCGCGTTCGTCAGTGCAAGCGCGTTGGTTTCCGACATGATGAGCACGGCGCCCCCGGTCGGAATGTTCGCCGCCGTCATCGCCGCGGCTAACGCTTGGATGTCGGTCCGCGCGTTGGCCGGCGTCGGTCCCGCCGTGGTGATGGGGGTCACGCCATTGGTGACCGACCCCGGCGACACGCCGGCAACGGCCGCCTTTGTCGGGTCGATGAATTCCGCGTCAAGGAATGACGAAATCCCGGCGATCATGTCGCGCCGGATGACTTCTTCGGCGGACGGGGTCGACGTCCGTGCGAGTTCTTCCGTGATCACGATGATGCCGGCGGCTTTCAGAATCGACAACGTGATGGTGCCGAATTGCAGCTTGCCTACCGGCTTCGGCGCCCCTTGGCCGACCCATTGATACGTCCCGCCTCCGGTCTGTGACGCGACCGACGTGTTAAACGGAACCTTAAAAAACGTATCGACTTTGCCAAGAATCGTCGCCGGTCGGAGCAACGCGAGAAAATCCGACGTCAGCGGCGTCAACGGCGCCAGCGGTCCGGCCCATGTGGCGTCCGTCGTCGTGCCGGCCGCGACGGCCGCTTTGAGCGCCAATTCAACTTCCGGCGTCGAGTCGTGCCACCGCTTTGCAAATTCGACCGCTTGCAGCGTCGACCCCCGCGACGTCGCCAACGCTTGCACGTAGCGAATAAACGCGGTTGCCGGGGGAAGCTGCGACGCCACGCGAACGATCGGCGCGCCGCGTTGCGCGGACGCGTCGGCCGGCGTGGCCGCGGTGATGGCGGTTGCGCGCGTGACCATCATGCGTTCCATGTCGCGCAAGTCGGCCAACTCGACGTCGATCGATTTGTTTTCGTCTTTCAGCCGGTCAAAGTCCGCGCGCTCGTCGTCATCCTTCGTGCGGTTTTCGGCAATCGCTCTTTGCTGCAACGCGTCGAGCGCGGCGACGTTCGCGGCGCGCTTGTTTTCATACTGTGCAATCCGCTCCGCGTAAGTGGTGTGTGGTTCCATGTGGCGCGTGTCTTTCTGAACACGCACGATCGGCAAGACGTCCCTAGCGCGGGACAAGTGGCGGCCATCCGCGGCCATGTCGAGCGATTTAATCGACGCGATCGTGGCGGATGCGTTCGCCGGGATCGCGACTAGCGACAACTCGAGAATTTCGGTTTTGAGAAAACGGAAGCCGCCGGCCGTTTTGTCGAACACCGGTTCGACCAACGCGCGAAACCCGATCGACACGCCGGCGAGTAAGCCGGCTTTGACCGAGTGCCACGCTTCTTCGATGCGATCGCGCACCGTGCCGGGGTCCGGCACGATCGGCAACTCCGCGGTGAAATCAATCCCGGCCGCGGTCGGTGGCGCGAACGTGACCGACCCTACCGGCCGTTTCGTGTCGTGGTAGAGCAACAGCGGGACGGACTTGGCGACGACGACGCCAAGCGGGTCGATGACGTCGCCCATTCGATCCGGTTCCGGCGTCGTCGCCGTGCCGGTGATGATGCGACGTTCGACGTCGATCGATTTGATGTGTAAGACGGCGTACGCGCGTTCGACGACTGCCGTCGCGGCCGTTGGCACGGACGACAGCGTACGGCCGTGCCGGATTTATGTGCCGACACAAATCAAGCCTTGGTCCGCACGAACGTCCGTCGCGCGCCGCAATCGGTCACGATTTCGTTAATGGCTTCGCGGATGATGCCGGATACGCCGGTGTGGTTGTCGCCGGCGACGCGCCGCAACTCCAAGCGTTGCGCCGGCGTGACGCGGACATGGATGCGCACGGATGCCGATTCGTCGGCAATCGGCGGCCGGCCGCGCTTGCGCGTCGTCATCCCATGACCACCATTGCGTATTCCGGCGGCTTGACGGTCGAATGGCGGTCCATCCGGTCGACCGCGTTGACGAGCGCGGCCGCGCCGTCGATGCGTTCGGTCGATTTCGCTTTCGACAATTTCAGATTGCCGCCGGCGTCGGCCTCAACAGCGACGTTCGAAATATTCCACCGGAGTACCGGATGTCCGTCGTGGCGCAACGTCCGACCGAGTACGGCTTTCTCTAGGGATTTCGTCGGCGCCGACAACGACGCGAAGCCTTGCCGGATGGGGACACACACGAAGCCGTCTTGCCCTTGCAGTCGCGTGACGATGTCGGTCGCGTTCCACGGATCGTACCCAATTTCGCGGACGTCGTAGCGCGCGGCTAGGTCGCGGATGTACACGCGGACCGCTTCATAGTCCACGACGTTGCCATCGGTGGCGGTCAAAAAACCGCGGCGTTGCCATTCGTCGTAGGGGACACGGTCGCGCGTCGCGCGCGTGTGGATCGCGTCATGCGGCACGAAAAAATGCGCCACCACATCGAAGCCGGCGCCATCGGGGAAGACCGCGACGACGGCCGTCAAGTCGGTCGTACTCGACAAGTCGATGCCGAGAAAACACCGGCGGCCCAACAACCGCGCGCGGTAGACGTCGAGCGGATCGACCGTGTGGCATGCGTCCCACGACGCCAGCGACAACCACCGCGCCGCTTGCTCGGTCCATTGATTGAGGTACAGCCGGCGAAACGTGTTTTCTTGCGCGGGGATTTCACGCGCGCGCGCGCACATGATTTGCATTTCTTCGAGCGATCGAAAATCGCCTAACGCCGGATTAGCGCGACGCCACACGGCTTCGTCGGTCCATTCGGCATCGTCCGGCGCGCCGTACAGAATCGGCAGAAAGGTTGGATCGATCGCCGGCGTGTCGCGGACTTTCAACGCATGCGCGTACAGCTCGAACAAAATCGATTGCCGGTCATAGCCGGCCGTCGAGATGGCGATAAACAACGGTTGCGCGCGCGCCCCCATTGAGGTAACGAGCACGTCGAGCAATTCGCGCGACGGCGCCGCGTGTAGTTCGTCGTAAATCACACGCGACGCGTTGAAACCGTGCTTACTGTAGGCTTCGGCCGAAATCGCGCGGTAAAAACTGCCGGACTTCCGATGGACGATGCGTTTTTGGCTATCGATGATTTCGACGTCGGCCAATAGTTCCGGATCGTTGCGAATCATCTGCGCGGCGACGTGAAAGACCAAGGCGGCTTGGTCTTTGTCCGCGGCCGCCGAATAGATTTCGCCACCGAGTTCCCCATCGAATAGCAAGCCATGAATCGCGAACGCGGCCGCCAGCTCGGTCTTGCCGTTCTTGCGCGGCATCATCAACAGACACGTCCGGTAGCGGCGCCGGCCGGTTCGTGTCGTCGCGAACAACGGCCGGACGATGTCGCGCTCTTGCCACGGCCGCAAGCGAAACGGTTGGCCGGCGAATGGTCCTTTCGTGTGTGTGAGTCGGTTGATGATGGCGACCGCGCGATCGCTGCCGGCGTTCGGTTTCATAGCTGGCCCCTAGTTCGACGCGGCGCGCCGTGCCGCGACTTCGGCCGCGGCGACGCGTTCGGCCACCGTCGCCACGTGCGCGACGACGCCATCCGGCGCGCGGTCCACGATCGCCCTAGCCGCGGCCAACGCGGCCCATCGCCCAACGTTTCCAAATCCATCAGCCGCGATGTGTTCCCCGATGGCGTCGAGATGCCGCAACAGATCGGCCTTGGTCATTTCAAGCCGGCCCATTTCGACGCCGGCGGTTGCGCCGGGACGGCCGACACTTTCGATCGCGCGGCCGGCGTCAACCCAAGTTCACATAACGAGCGGAGCAGCAACGCGTACGCTTTGAATGCGAGATTGAGCGCCCCGGTGGCTTTGCCGGCCGGCGCTTTCACGGCCGCGGCTTCGAGTGCCAACCATTGCGCCCATTTGTGGCAATACCCGATCAACGCGGCCCGATCGGCCGTCGTCGCCATGCCACACGCGACCAACCCCGGCACAATGCGGTCCCATTCCCGGCGCGATACGGGGTCGACCAATTCCGCCGGCGTGCTCAAGTCGTCGAGCGGCCCCGGCGCCGGATCGACGCGCCGATCGTGGCGCTTGCCGGGATTGCCCCGAATCGCACGAAGCGCCGTTGGTTGTCGTCGTGGTCCGCGCATGTCGAAATCCTCAAAATCCCTAGCAATTTCATTCGTGCGGAATGTTGCGCGAGTGGCGGCGCTCGTCCGTCCGACCCTCTTTCGTCGTCGGCCGGCTACCCCCCGGTGTTTTCTTCCCCGACAGCGTCGAGCGGTAACGGCGGTTCGAGTTCTCGCGACCGCCGGCCGGATCTCGACTCGATTTCGGCGCGCCGGATTTGCTCGGCGTTGCGGCCGGCCGCGCGTTCGAGTGTCAACGTCACGCGCGACAAAATGATGGCGATGTCAGCCAACGCCGTCGTAATCTCTTCGACTTCGTTGACGCGCATCGGCGCCAGCAAGATGCCATCCTTGGACCGAAGCGCGGTCCCGCATGCGGTACACCGTTCCAACCCTACGCCGTCGCGATACGTTTGCATGTCATCAACTCCGTTGTTCCACGACGCGCCACACCGATTGCAATGGCCGACGTTGCCGCGTCGAATAAACGCGCCGCATAATCCGCATTGCGCCGTCACGACGATCGACGTCCGTTCGGTACCCACACCGCTTGACCGACCGCGGCGCCGTCGTTGGTCAGCGCCACCAACACGACGTCGCGCAAGCGATCGTCGTTGTGTTTCCAGCCGAGTAGCGACGCCACACAGCGCCGGCACAATCGCATCATGCCGATCGACCCTTCGGCCGGATTGTGGCAACGCGTCCCGTTCGCCGGCCGGTAGTCACACCGCCCCATCATGGTTCCGGTACCCACAACGCATAGCCGATGACGACGCCGGCCGTCGTGAGTTCGATGCGGACCAGCTCGACCAAGCGATCGTCGTTGTCCGACCAGCCGAGTAGCGCGGCCGCGCACGAACGGCAGAGCCACAACGTATCAACGCCGTGGTTCGTCTGCCGGTGCAACGTCAAGGTTCCCGCGGCGCCGCGTTCGCATCGGGCGCCTTTCGGCAAGTAGTCACACCGCGTCGTCATCGTCGGCGCCGTCCACTTTTCTCCACTCGGGACCACCATACGGCCGCGCTAGTTCGCGCGCCACGTGCCGCTCACCGACAGCGTCGTCAACGTCGTGTCGGCCGACGTCGCTTCGCGAAACAACGTCCCGTTGACGATGATTTGCGCCGACATGAACGGCGACGGCGCCAGCAACGGAAACGCGATCGGCGTCACGTCGAGCGAGAGAAACATCGCGCTTTCCGTGGTGGTCAGCTCGGCCACGTACGGCAACGACGTGACGACTTGCGTCAAGCCGTCCACCGGATTGCTATACCGGATGCGCGCGGATGTCGCGCTCCCGACCACGCGAAATTCGATCGTGTTGACGCGCGGCGCCGGTGGTGGCGTCGGCGTCGGTGTGGGGGTCGGCGTCGGCGTTGGGGCCGGCGCCGGCGCGTTGGGTACTTTGATGATGGTGTCGCCACAGCCGACCGCGGCCGCAAGACACGCGACGATAATCAGCGATCGAGTCAGCATGTGGTTGTCCTTTATTCGCATTGGTGGAAAAACCCCCACGGTTGCGCGTACGCGCCGGCAAGAAAGACCGTCCAACACTCGGGACCGACCAAGTCGATCCGGTGTTTGTCGTTGGGCAAAATCACGTTGACATCGCCGGGGCCGTACGTGTGGTGACCCCACACGCCACGGTCGTAACACCGATGCTCGACGTAGCCGCCGACCAAAATCAGCGAACAACCCCATAGCCACGGATGCGAATGCACCGCGTCACTCGGATCACTGCCGACGAAGTGGTGTAGGAAAATCGCCGGCCCCGGCGAGAGTGCAAACGGCTTCCAACCGGCCGCGAAATAGCGCGTCAAGTACGGCGCCTCATGGGGCCGGATGTCTTGCTTTTGGAGTCGACGCGCCATGTCGACACACCACGCGCGCGCGTGCTCCGCGTTGGGCAGCGTCATCCGGTCCGCCGTTCGCCGGCGGTCTTGCGCCGGTCACAATCCACACACAACGCTTGCAAGTTCAACGGATCGAGTCGCCGCGGATCGTCGAGCGATTCGAACGGTTGGATGTGGTCACAAATCCGCGACTTGGTCACGTAGCCGTTCCGCAAACATTCGTGACAACACACGTTTTCCGGTTGCCGCATGAACCAATCCCGTAGCCGGACCCATGCCGCGTCATAGCCGCGGAGTCGCCGCGGCAACCGGCGCGCGGTCCACGCCGGCCGCGGGGGTCGGCGGCCGTGCTCGGGACACGGTTGCAGATGCGAACACGTCGACACGTGACACGGTGACGCCGGCATCATCGGCATTTAGGACGCTCGTTCGAGTTCACTCAACGCGTAATCCCGCGCGCGGTTCAAATGCGCCATTTCAATATCGGTCCCGCCGGCGTCCGGGTGTTTGCGGCGCGCCGCGGTCTTGTACGCGCGATCGACGTCGTCGAGTGACGGCGCCGCGTCCGCGGGAAACCCGAAGACCGCGCGCCAATTCGCGGCCGAATCAGCCGGTAGTGCTTTGTAACCGGCTAGTGCTTGCTCGATGGTCCCCACGCCGTACCGCTCGACGCGTCGGATCGCTTCGATGTGGCCGGCAATCGCCGCGATGTTGTCGGCCACACGCAAATAACGATCGGCCGCCAATACGGTCGCTTTGCCCTTGAAGGTGAAGTACACCGCGACGCCGGGGTCCGGCGGATTTTCATCGCCGCGGATGCGGCCGTCGAGTCGTAGCGACACGTTCGTGGACAACGTCGCCGCGCGCGCGCCAAGCCGTTCGAGTTCGCTATCGAGTCGCGACAACGCGTCGACCACGCTTAGCCGCGCTTTGTAGTGCCGGAATGGCGCATCGAGTCGGTACCGCGTCCGCGTCCAACCGATCGGCCATTCGAGCGGGTACCGCTTGACTGACTCAACGTCGAGCACGTGACGTCCCCTTACGCGGCCGGCGCCGCGGCTTGATCACAGCTTCGATCGCGGCCAACCGTTCGTCGTGTTGGATGTACCCCACCGTCATCGCGTGCATGACGCCAACGACGCGACCGAGTGACGCGACCAACGCGTCTAACGCCGACGTCGATGGTTGCGGTCGACCCCCGCGCACCGGCCGCGCCGCATTGCGCCGCAACCGCAACTCGAGTTTTCGCGCGTCGGTCATACGCCTCACGATCGCCACACGACGGCGATGACTTGCGCCAAGCGGTCGGCGTCGTACTTCCACCGAAGCCGCGCGCATTGAACCTTCAACGCTTCGACAAAATCCGGCAACGTTGGATGGTGCTCCGCCGCGAACACGTCACGCGCCAACGCGAGATACCGGCGACCACGGACCACGGATGCCGGCACGGTCGATCGCTTCTTGAGGCAATCGCTACACGACACGATCAAGTCGCCGGGACGTTCGTGTCCGAGTCGGACGAACGTGCGATGGAAGACGAATAACGCCAACCCTTGTCGGCCGCATTTTTGACAACGCCAGCCGGCTTTTTCGAGCGCGCGATTCCGACGACGTTTCCACGTCTTCGTCGTCACGTAGTCCGTAAAAAAAGACCGCGCGTTTTGTGCGCGGGTACTAATTGATGGATCTAAGTACATACCAGCCACATGAGGTACAGCGATGGGTACACCCGTACGTACAAGAGACAGAGACTGAGGCTATTGCTTGCGCATTGGTCAGACCAATGCTTGAGCAATGCTTGAGCATTAGTTGGAGCATGTTTCGTCACACATGTCGGCCCCATCGAGCACGCGCGCCCTTGACGCCACGCGCGACCGATATTTGGTGGCGCGCTTGCGTTTCGGCGTAAATTGCCACTTGCGTGTCGTTCACGATTTGGTCCCCTTTGACGCGCCAAAACGGCTTCACCAACGGCCACGATCGCTTCCATTCCGCCGGCGTCGCGCCGACCGCGCGTTGAATCGCTTTCGGATCTTTCGGTAGCGTCGCGCCGCGCGCCCATGCTTGCGACAACATTTCGCGATAGAGTCCGCGCGCTTCCATCGGTAGCAGAAACGCGCGCGACGCCGTCCATCGGTCCGTCCAAAACCATTCGGCGCGCGGCCGATCTAAGAATCCATTCGTGGCGGACATCGTCACCGCACCGGCACGTCTTCCGCATAAAACTCGATGCCGGGGACGTCGCCGCTTGTTTTCATCGATCGCGCGTACGCGCCGATCTTGACTTCGTCCGGCATCAGAAAATCCCGCGGTAGCAGCGCCATCGCGCGCGCTTTGTCGCCGCCGACGTACCGCCACTTCCATACTTTGCGAAACGTCGCCACGGCCGCGACGGTGTCCGGTAGGACGACTACCGGCGCCGGCGCCGCAATCGCTTCGGCCACGACGGCCGCGGCCATTGCGACTTCGCCGGCGCGTTCGAGCTGCGCGGCTTCGGTGACGGCGCGCGCTTCGCGGTCCCGGCGTTGCTCGTCGGCCAAGGCGGCTTCCCGTTGGCGCCGCGCCTTGGCCTCAGCGACGTTGTACGCGGTCATGGCCCCACGCATCGAGTCGTCGAGCTTCAGCAACGGCGCCAAGATGACTTTTTCGCGCGTGCAGAGTGCCACGTGTAGTTGATGCGCCATGCTCTTGATCGGCGCGAAAAACGCCTCAACGGCTTTTATGGCGTCGCCAATCCGCCGGCGGTCCGCGACCGCTTGCGCCAAATCGGCGTCGGTGGCGATCGGTCCCCGGTCGGCCAACGTCGCGACCAACATCGACGACGTCGTGTCGAGTTCGCGGCCGGCCGTGGCGACGGCGTCGGGTCGGTTGAAATCAATCATTGACAGCCACCAATACCCGCATGTCGGCCAACGCTAAAAACGCGTTGGCGCGCGTCGTTTCGCCGCCGGCCGCCGTGGCTTGCGTGGTGGTCGGCGCCGTCCCTAACCGCGCTTGCCACATGCCGTTGGCGTCGGCCACCAGCCACCACACCAACGCGTCGACTAGTTCCGCCACGAAGACGTACGGCGCGCCGAATTGCCGCGCGATCTTGCGGCCAGCCACTAGCTTGTCGAACGTGACCAAGTACCCCGGCGGGTCGGTAAAGCCGCGCAAGCCGGCGAGTGTCAGCGTTGGCCGCGTCTTCACTTCGACCACCGCGACGACGCAACCGGCGCGCACGAACAACGCATCCGCCGGACAGTAGTTGCCGGTCAAATGGATGGCGTTGACGTTCCACGCGCGCGCGCACGTTTCCACGATGGACTTTTGCCGCGTGATGTACGGTTGCAGCGTCGCCGCGTCGACATGCGGGACCGTCATACGGTGACCCCGGCCGCCTTGCCGGCGCGCGCGGCGACGATGCGTTGCGCGTCGGCCAACACCAAAAACGATCGCCAATCACTCGGATTGCTGTAGGCGTCGACGCTAAACCCGCCGTCCGCGTGCAACGCGATCGCGTACCGCCGGATGACGAAGCGCGACAGAAAGTCGCCCAAGACGCGATCGTGCTCGGCCCATTCGTGCGCTAAGCCGTGGTACGCGGCCGTTTGCAAATCCTTCGCGGCATCGTCCGGCCGGCCGGTGGCGAAATCGAGCAACGCGCCGTGGTGGTCGAGCACGCCAAGGCAATCGATGGTCCCGGCGAGTTGATGACGGCGCGACGCGACGCGGTATTCACAGAGCGCCGGCACGAACCGCCGTTCGTCACTGAAGCGTATCCACGCGCGCAAATAGCCGGCGTAGTCCGGCAACTCGCGACAGAACCGATCGACGTCCAAATCATGTTCGTTGTAGTAGTGGATCGCTTGATGGACGACGGTCCCGCGGATGCGCGCCGGCTCGAGAATTCCCGGCGGGACGTGGTCGAAGTTCACCACACCGGCCGCGCGCAAAATCCCGGTGACCGATGGGACCACGACGCCGTCGAGCGTGTACGTGTGTGTCGCCGGTTCGAAGGTTAGCGGCATGGCGTCACACGTCCCCGCGGCGCCGCGCGGTCCCGGTGGCAACGGCTTCGTTCCAATCCACCGTCCCGTCGTACTCGCCCGACAACCGCAAGCGATCGCGCGCGGCAAGATACCGCCGGCACTCGGGACACGTCGGCGCGTTGGCGTGTTCGCGGCGCCGTATCCACACGCCACAGAGCGCGCGGACGCGGGTCCGGCCGATCGCATCCCAATCGACCCAATGTGTAACCAACGCGGCCGGCATGGTGATTTACTCCGGTGTGGTAAACGTCGCCAACGTCAACTCGTCGGATGGTCCGCGGACGACGGTGGCGACGATGCGCGCGTCGGTCGTGACGAGCTGCGCCAACGCATGCGCGTCGCGTAGGTCCGGCACGATGACGCGGACGCCGGTACTGAGAATGACCAACGCGGTCCCGTCGTCGTGTTGCGTGACGGCATCGACGCGCGCGGCGTCAAGCCGCGTGGTTTCGAGATGCGCCGCCGGTGGCGTGTCGGAGAGTCGGCGGACCACCGGCACGTCGTCGACCGTGACGGCGTCGGACGGGGTATCCATCAATTCTTCCGCCGTGCGAATGCCGCGCAACAAATCCGGAAACGCGTCCCGCGCCGCGAAGCCGCGCGCGCGCATCCGGAGCATGATTTGCGGGTACTCCGTCCACGGTCCCGCCTTGCCAATCAGCCGCGACCGCTTCGCGTCCTCGATGCTGAATTTGCGGACGGTCGGCCGCGGCGCGCCGCGCCGGACAAACACGCAAATCGCCGTCGTGGTCGGCTTTGCCAAGTCCGCCGACGTCACCGTGTCCCGGCGTTCGCCGTCGACTAAGTAGTACTCGTCATGGTCGACGTACAACGGGCTTGCCATGATGACGCCCAACAACGCTTCCCCGTACAGCCCCGGCTTGCCGTTGGTCACGTACACGCCGGTGACGGCTTGCGCCGGGGTCAAGCCGACTTCGGCGCCGTACATCATCGCGACCAAGACATCTTCGGGCCGGTCGCGGTAGGACTTCGGGACCAACTCGGATTTCGCCATGATGGTCGCGAGTCGCCACGCTTCATCGACCGTGCGCGGCATCAGCCCGATCGCGGCCGGCGGCTTCGGCGCCAACGCGGTCGACGGCGCGTCGGCGTCGGTCTTGACGATCGGCGCCGGCGATTGCGGCGCCGGTGGTATCGGCGTGGCCGGCTTCGTGGTGGTCATCGGTCAGTGTCCCGGCGTTGGCCGCTTGCGTAGTGGTTCGTTTGTAGCCAATGGCCGGATACCGGACCGACCGCGCCGGCAAGTTCGCGCCGGCGCCGGACGTCGGCCGCCACGCGGCGCGCCGACCATCGACGCCGAAGCCACCGCCACCACGCGCGACCGCGGGTCATGGCGCGACCGCCGGCGCCGGGGTCGACCGCGGCATGTGCTTTTTATGCGACGCGAAGTGTCGCGGTTGGCCCCACTCGCCAGCCAAGTAGCGGTCGAGTAGGTCCGCGCGGTACAGCTTGCGGTTCGAAATCAGCGGCCGCAATTCTTCGACCATCGGCAATTGGCCGGCGGCTTTCAGCCGCTCGAACGACCGCCGCTTGAGATGTAGCAAGTCCATGACTTGCTGCCGCGTGTAACACTTCGCGCTCACGATCGACCCCCTTTGGCGGCCGGCGCCGGTCCATCGGACGGCACGCCGTACGCGCGTTGCTCGCACCATTCGCGGACGGTCGGCCCCCACCATCGCGGCCGCCGGTTGATGCCGCGCATGGGCGCGATCGGAAACCGCTCAGCTTTGACGAGCGACCGAATCAACCGCGGCGACAAGCGGAGTAGCCGCGCCATGTCCTCAACGGTCAACGCGCCGTCCATGTCGATGTTGGGTCCGCCGATGTCCGACATTGCGTCACGAACACTACGCCGACTCGATTTGCATGTTGTCGCGTGTTGCGTCACACCGTCACACGTGTGACGGGGTCCGTCCCACCAATTGCACGCAAAGATGTCGGACGTTGCGCCAAATGCATGTACCCGGTTGCAATCGGTACCGATTTGGCGGTATGGTCCCCGAAGTCCGGCCGGCGGTTTTGGCCGATTTTCTACAGATGAGGTCTTGACAATGGTCAATAAAAATGTGGGGGGGGGGGGGGGGGGGGGGGGAGACACAGCCCCGCCCCCTGAAAAAAAACAAGGGGCTTTTTTTTTCCTGTTTTTTGCGCTGCAACACCAAAAACCCCCCCCCC